TATTGGTCTGAAGAATTATACAATCGAATTGTTAAAGGGATAGGAACCCCTTAAAAAGTTCTGTTCAACCCCATAAAGGAGAAAACAGATGGCAAATTCACCCGTAGATAAGGGTCGGGAGTTTATTGAGTCTGGGATGACTCTAATAACCGATCCAGCGAGCGACAAGTACCTCAAGCAGGCAAAGTACCAGATTCCCAAAGATCGTCTCTCAAGACCTTGTGGAGGTGCTGGAGGGTTTGACGATTATGTAGAAAGATGGCATGAATGAGGCATAAATAGTCAATAAAGCTGCCTACATGCCTGAATTCCAAACATTTAAGGATTTCAACCTCAGTTTTAAACCACACCCTGTAACTGAGGATTTGATGGTGGTAAAAGACGCTGCAGATATTAAACAATCAATTAAAAGTCTTTTGTTGACACGAAAGGGTGAAAGATTGTTTAACAGTGATATTGGAACAAATTTAACTGACTTACTCTTTGAAGTTGCTGATTTTGCCACAGCATCATTAATTCGTGATGAAATTATTGTAGTACTTTCCAATTACGAAAGGCGAATCAATATATTAAAGCTTGATGTTGATGTTAATTTTGATGACAATGGTTATGATATTCAATTGACATATGAGTATGTCGGTCGTGATGATTTACCAACTACAGTAGAATTTTTCCTAGAGAGTGCTAGATAACCATGCCTTCATACGTACAAGTCTCTAATTTAGACTTTCAAGACATCAAAATTGCTCTCAAGGAGTATTTGAGAGCACAATCGGACTTCACTTCGTATGATTTTGAAGGATCAGCGATGAATGTTCTGCTGGACGTTCTTGCTTATAATACTTACTACACAGCGTTTAACGCTAACATGGTAGTGAATGAGTTGTTTCTTGACTCTGCTACCCTTCGTGATAACGTTGTAGCACTTGCTAAACAGTTAGGGTACAAACCCAAGTCAAAAACTGCTCCTAAGGCAAAAATTACCTTTCAGGTAGATTATCCCCAAAGTGCTCCCGAAACCGCCGTGCTAAGGAAGGGAACGGGGTTTACGACAGTATTTGATGACACTCTCTATACATATGTTGCTGTAGAAGATCAAACAGCACCTGTAGAGAATGGAACGGCATATTTTAATGATATTGAGATCTACGAGGGTACATTAATTACAAACACATTTATTGTATCATCAGCAACTCCACAGAGATATATTTTACAGAATAATGGTGTTGATATTGATTCGATTCGAGTAAGGGTTTACAACAGCAATCAATCAACAGCTTTTTCTTGGTATGAGTATGCCGACAACATTTTAAATGTAGATCCCACCTCCAAAGCATTCTTTCTAGAAGAAATTGAAGATGAACGCTACGAATTATTCTTTGGTGATGGTGTTCTTGGTAGAAAGTTACAAGACAATGAAAAAATTGAGGTAACTTATCTTGTCACTAACGGTGAAGACACCAATGGTGCTAGGAATTTTACTTATAATGGTGTTTTACAAGATTTATTTGGTGGCACTGGATACCCCACTCTTGTTTCTATTACCAGCACAGAGCCTTCAAATGGTGGTGCTGGAATTGAAAGCATTTCTAAAATTAAATTTAATGCCCCTAAGTTCTTTGCTACTCAGGACAGAGCGGTAACTGCTTCTGACTATGGCGCTATTATCAGAAACTTGTATCCTGCTATTTCTGACATCATTACATTTGGTGGAGAAGAAGATGAACCGCCAGAGTATGGTAAAGTAAAAATTGTAGTTAAACCAGAGAACTCTGCTACTTTATCTACAACAACCAAGAAAGATTTGACAGCAAAACTTAAGAAGTACATGGTTGCTTCTGTAACACCAGAAATTATCGACCCATCTATTCTTTATGTTGAGGTTACCAGTCAAATTTATTACTCACTGACAAAAACTACCCAAAGACCCGAGCAAATTAGAGCAAAGGTTGTTACATCTGTGGAAAACTATTTGAAACAGGCAGAAGTGGAGCAGTTTAATGGCAAGTTTAGATATAGTAAATTTGTATCAACAATTGACAATGCTGATATCAGTATTAGTTCTAATACCACTAGTATCACATTGAGAAAAGATTTTATCCCACAAATCAATTCAACTTCATATTATGAGTTGTGTTATCAGAACGTTTTTGACAAAGATTGTGAAGGATCAACCGTTGCTTCAACTGGATTTAAAGTATCCGAGTTCCCAACGTACACAGTGTATTTTGAGGATAGGGATGGCGTAATCGTCCTATATAGAATAGACAATTTGACAGGTGAAAAGATTACACTCAACGACTCTTTGGGTACAGTAGATTATGAAAAGGGTGAAATTAAGTTATACGATTTAACTATCGTTCAAGGTAGTTTTGGTGACAATAAGATTGAAGTTCGTGTAAGACCCAAAAACTTAGATATTGTTGCTTTGAGAGAAGTGTATCTAGATGTTGATTTGACTAAGAGCAAGTTCACGGCATACCCAGAGTAATTAGATGGCTCCTAAGAAGAGAAGATTATCATCCCTAGTTGAGTCACAACTCCCAGGGTTTATCCAATACGAGTATGAAAATTTCTCTAAGTTCGTAGAAAAATACTACGAGCAACAGGAATCTGTTGGTCAGCCGATTGATATTATTTCTAATCTTGGTAAGTATAGAGACATTGATACTTACGAAAAGCACCTTCTTCAGCAATCATCTACTCTTGTAAGTAATATTGCTGCCGACTCTACTACATTTGAAATAGCAGATGCCACATCATTCCCAGAAGAAAATGGTTATATTAAAATTGGTGACGAAATTTTATTCTATCAATCCAGAACTGGAAATGTCCTAGAAGAGGTTTCCAGAGGTGTTAGTGGTAATACTACCCTAGGAGACCTATATCATTCATCTACGTTTGTTACAACGGCAGCCGCTCCTCACTATCAAAGTGATGTTGTATATAACGTAAGTAATCTATTTTTGTATGCTCTTGTAAAAGAGTTTGAAAAAACTTATCTTTCTTCATTTCCAGAAGCGTACCTCAAGGATGAAGTAGATAAAAGAATTCTTATTAAGAATATCACCAAGTTCTATAAGAGCAAAGGTACTGATAGGTCTGTTAAATTTATTTTTAACTCTATTATCAATAAAGACCCTAATGATATTCCTGTAGTTGTCAGTCCAAAAGAATCTACTTTAAAGGCTTCTACATCTGATTGGTCTCAAGATTATTATCTTTCTGTAAAAATTGTTAATGGTGATGCCGAAGATTTAATCGGTCAAGTTATTACCCAAAATTTAGACCCTTTCAATTCTAACATTACTTTTGCTTCAGGTGTTGTTGACAACGTAACTTATGTCGGTAACGACGAGTTTGACGGATACTACAAAGTTATTCTAGAGAAATCATCTGTAAATGGCGAATTTGCTGTTGCTGGAAGAACCAAGACATTAGTTGGATTAACTGCCCAAGCAACTACGGATGACAGAATTACTGTAAAGTCAACGATGGGATTCCCCAAAAGTGGAAAACTATTGATTGGTGACGAAGTAATCATCTACAAGGACAAGACAGTAAATCAATTTATCATTAGTGAAAGAATTGGACCAATCCGTAATCATAGTGCTGATAAAAATGTATACACATACGTTGACATCACTAGTTCCGATGTACGATTAATTTCTCTTGGAATGGTTTACAATTTGTCTCCAGTTGTTTCTGCTCCTTATTCTGTTGCTGGAGAGCGAGTTCAAATTTCAAAACCTGGATTCGAAACTTTAGATCCAATTATCTATGATTTAGAGAATAAGAAAAATAGGTGGTTGGTAAACACCACTGGTTCTTTTGCTAGTGTCAAAACAGCTACTCAGAATTTCACATCTGATGTATCTGCCGTTTTTGAAGATGAGCAGTATTACTACGTTGCTTCTTCATCACTTCCATCACAAGATGTTTTAACAAATACAACATATTCCGAAGTATTATCTGACCAGAAAAATTTAAAAATCATCAGAAAGAGACCATCAACTACTACTGAGGTATATAAAACTACCAATAGAGATGTTGGCGTGTTTATCGATGGTGTTCCTGCTATTGGTTATAAAGATACTGAGTTTCTGAAGTATGGAGAAATTGTATCAACAACAGTAACTAATAAAGGCAACTCATATGCTGCTGCTCCCTTTGTTCTTATTAACGAAAGAACTAATTTAGCAAGATGTACGTTATCTGGATCTACCGTAGATCAAATTGAAATTTTAACAAATCAAGTATTTGAAGAAGATCCTACGATTAGAATTACGTCTGGCGAAGGAGCTGTCTTGAAAGCGGTGGTGACAAAAGGTGTCATTACTAGTATGGATGTTATTGATCCAGGTAGATATTATTCATCACCACCTAATATCAGAATTGTTGATAATCTAGGAAAGGGCGCTTTTGCCGAATATGAAGCAATTTTAACCCCAGATGGAAAACTTGATGGAGCTCGTAAAATTAGTGGCGGTAGATTTTACACTTCTGGACAAGTTAATGTAGTAGTAGAAGCAGTTGGGAGAAATGCTTCTGGAGTATGTGAGATCAAGAAGTGGGTCTATGATAGATACAACAGATATAAGAATAATCTAGATTCAAACAACGGTACTATTCTACCAAACTACAATCCTGGAAAGGGATTTGGATATGCTTATCTTGCCAACCCAGATAAGCTAAGAGAAAGAGCATACAGCAGTCCTTTAGAATATAGTCAGAATAAAGCGAATGCTACTAAAAAGCACTCACCAATTTTAGGTTTTGCCTATGATGGCAACCCCATTTATGGTCCATATGGTTACAGTGTTCCTACTAATAGTGCTTCTGCCGTACAAAGATTGAGTACAGGATATAGAATCAATGGCAGTAGACCAAATGGTCCTGATACTGGAAGATATCCACTAGGAACTTTTATTGACGATTATAAGTGGACTCCTAGCATTAATTCTGGTAAGACCGAACTGGATCAAAATAATGGAAGATATTGTGTAACACCAGAATATCCAAACGGAACATATGCTTATTTTATCACTATCGATGATAATGAGGTTCCACAGTTTCCATATATTCTTGGAGAAAATTTCTATTCACTACCAGTAGATTCTAACTACAATTCTAACATTTCACAAGATGATATTCCTTTCGGCGTAAAATCTTTGAGAACCACAACATCAGAACAAAATGGTGGAGCATTCTTTGGTTCTATCAAAGATGTCAAGAGTGGTAATATATCTTCTGCTTACATTGAAACTACTAGGGACTACTTCTCTCCTGGAGGAGATGTATACATTAACAATGATGGTACTGGTGGATTTGGTGCCGTAGTTAAAGTAGATGAAGTTACTGGTAAGACCGTTCAATCGATTGAATCCCAAGAAACCAAAGCAGTTAAAATCAGCACAGTTCAACCAGCATACTTCTTTGAAGGAGATGAGATTATTCAGGTTGATTCTCAAGGAAATAGTTTTGTTGGTGGTGAAGTCATTGGTGATGTTATTAACGAAAATACTTTCGTTTTAAGAAATGTCTCTGGAGCTAGTAATTTTAAGATTGAGTCGGGTTCAACAATTCAATCAGAAACTTTAGTTCAAAGAGTAGTATTAGATATTGATGCCAGTTTTACCATTGGATCTACTATTAGATTAACTAATGATGATGATGAAGATGTAGCAACTGGTTTAATTTTAGAAACTACAACCAGACAAAATTCTCTCACTATTAAGGTTGACAACACCAATGAACCTTTTTATGCCACTGGCGACTACTATTTACGTAGTTCTACGTTAAGTGACACAAATAGAGCAGAAGTTATTTCTGTAAATTCGTTGAGTAGTGGTTTAGAACCATTTGAAATTGATGATAATATTGCTATTGTTCAAACTGATGGTGATCATAATCTAGGAATTAATGACAAGGTTAACGTCATTGTTATTCCAAATGATGCTACTACCACCACAACATATTATGTCAGAAAAAGATTATATCAAAGAGCAACAGTTCTTGCTCCATCACACAGTTCTGTTATAGAGGATAAAGGTCTTGGCAGTTTTGACATTTTAAATAGTGGTTTAGAATACACATCAAATACGTATGAAGATGTAGAACTTATTTTTCAAGATTCGAATTTAGCACGTGCCAATATTGGTAAGCTAGGAGATTCTGGAAATGCTAGAGCTACAGTAGTTGTTTCTAGTCCTGGTGGATTGGGAACTGGCACAGTATCATCTATTATTATTACTGATAAAGGATCTGGATACAGAACTGGTGATATTCTTACTATTAGAGATAGTGATCTTGGCAGAGTTTCTAATCCAGTAACAACTCAAAGATTTACTTTACAAGTAGATCATGTTGGTTTTGCTTCTTCGAACACAACTCTATACCTTTCGAATGTAAATAACCTTTCACAAGAAGATTTAATTAAGATTGGTCCAGAAACTCTCAAGATTACTAGAGTCGATACTCAAACAAAGACAGTTACCGTCGAAAGAGGGCAAGAAGGTACTGTACCTACAAATCACTACGATAGAGCATCCGTATCTTTAGTTAATTCCTACTATAGATTTGATGATAACTTCCGTCCTTTTGGAGATGGAATTACCAAACCTTATCTATTAGATTACGACCAAGATACACAAGAAATTTTTGTTGGGTATGACTATAATGTAGCAAATCCACAGAAAATTGCTCAAAGCACTAGCTTCTTTGACAATAGTGTTCCCAGAAAACTTGTACAAATGAGATCTGTACAAGATGCTGCTTATAATTTAGAGTTTTCGACAGATAATACAAACTTTGAAGTAAACCCCATTATTAATATTCAAAAGTATTACAGATATACCTTTGATGTTTCACATGTGTCTATGGCAGACACGTATCTGGATTTTTCTGCTAGTGCTAACTATAATATCTTCACAGAAGAAAAAGAAGTTAGTAATATTTCTCCAGGAAGTGCTGGATCTTTTGTTAGTATTAAATTAGGATTTGGTCCAGCCATTTCTAATAATAACTTCCAAAATCAGCAACCAATTAACTATCAAAATTATTTTTACTTTATCAAAGTTTCTCCTAATGTAGATACAAATAATTCGTATTTGAGAATTATCAATGATCCATTAACATCTATAAACACTGTAAATTATGTCACTCCCAATAAATTTGTTTATTCTATGGCAGAAATTCCTGCCTACGATGGATCTGGAGATATTTCATATACAACTACATCTAGAGAAGCAATTGGTGGATTGACCAAAATTAAAATCGTAAACACAGGCGAAAATTACAATCTCTTACCAACAGTTAAAGGTATTTCACTATCTTCCGAATTTGAAGCAGATGTTGAACCATTTTATGATGAGATCAATCAAGTTATAACTGGATTTAACATTATTGATGGCGGCAGTAATTATTCAAAACCTGTAGCGGTAGTCACTGATGGTGATGGATCTGGATATGTATATGAATGTGATACTAGATCTGGTAAATTAACCTCAGTTAGAATCGTAAAAAAAGGTCAAGGATTTACATACAAACCATCTGTAAGAATTATTGAATCGGACATTAAAGTTTACTTAGAATCCAATAATATTGGATTGCCGAAGAATATTCAAATCAGCAATCCAGGTAGAGGATTCAATGCTGATGAATCTTTATTGAGCACTTATAAGTCACCAACTACATTTGTACTGAGAAATATTTCCGACAAGTTCTTCTTTGGTGAAAAAATTATACAAGATTCTACTGGCGCTACTGCTATTGTATCCGAGAATGGATATAGAGAAGGAAGTAATTTATTAAAAGTAAATTCTTTGAGTGGCGTATTTAAGAACGGCGAAGAAATCAAGAGTGCTATCGGTTCTAGAACAGCAACTCTATACGCTCAACTCTCTACAGAATTTGATCCAGAAATTAAATCATACGTTGATAATTTTGGTTTCTATACATCAGATAGAGGTAAACTAAGCAACAATAACCAAAGATTACAAGATTCTTACTTCTATCAAGATTACTCGTATGTTTTAAAATCTAAAACATCCATTGAAGTATGGAGAGATCTGATTAAAGAAACGACCCACCCAGCTGGATTCCAGTTGTTTGGTGAGATGGTTATTGATAGTAAGGCAGAAGCACCAATGCCTACTTCACAACCTACTTTAAATTATGTTAGTGTAATTGAGTTACCTACGGTACAGATAACATCCCTGTCATCCTCTAGAGTAATCACAGTAATTCAAGAGAAGTTTGAAAACACTATTATTGAAGATGGTGTTGGATCTGTTTCTGTAGATACTTTTGACACCACAGAAACTAACACTTATAATGTGTCATTAACACCAGCATTTGATGGTAGATTTGATCCCAATACTGGACAAGTCATTGGTACTAAGACATTTACCATGGTTGACAAGGTATCTGGAAATGCTTTAACACTGTCTAGAAATGAACAGCTATTTGTCACATTAGATAGTGTTATTCAAGAACCAGGAGTTTCTTATACCATTAACGGTTCTTCAATTACATTTGCTCAAGCACCTTTTGGTGATAGAGTAATTGAAGGTCAAGATGTTTATGCTGTTAAGTTTTTTGGTAGAGCAATTAAATTTAAGAACCCAACCTTAAACACTAGGTATTTTAGAAAACTTCAAAACATTGCTGATCAGTTTGATGGAGTACAATTCGAATTTGATCTTTATTGGGAAGATGGTTCTATTGTAAAGACCGATCCCAATGAAAATCTCATTGTAGCATTAAATGGTGTTGTTCAAAAAGCAAGAGGGAATGAAACTGAACCATTTGGAAACTCATATTCTATTATTAGAGATGAAGATGTAAGTGTAGCTGATAAGATTAGGTTCTCCAAACCACCAATTGACAATGAAGATCTTTATGGTCCTCCAGAAGAATTGCCAGAGGAACTTAAAGCATATGAAAAATGTTTTATCTATAGCATTGGTAGCTATCAGCGTCTAAAAATTAATTCAAGGCTTTATGAGTATAGATTTGGCGGTCCTTATCTAATTCAAGATGAAATTACTAATGAGATTAGAAAGGTCGATGACTCTTCATATGCTTTGGTATTCATCGATGGCGTTTTACAGCAAGAAGGAAAGTCCTATCAAATTGTAGGACCAAATATTACTTTTACAGAACCACTTAAGTCGTATGAAGACGCTACTGGTCTTAGAGTCACTCAGGATGTAAATATCATTCTGATGTATGGTAGAGATGTTCCAAGAACTCTCACTTTCTACGAATTTGAACCCAATGCTTTCAACAATGTTTTAAGAGTAACTTTGTCTGGAACAGGCGTTTCTCAAAATCTACTTGATGAATACGACATTAAAGAATCAAACCAGCGAGTATATTTTACCCAAGGTTCTACTCTAGTTGGCAAGATTGCTAGTTATTCAGTTCAAAGTGCCGATGAAATTATCATCAACTTTGTTAATCCATTAAACGTCAAGTTAGATTCTGATACTCCTCTCACACTTAATGATCTAGATCATTTTGGCATGGGGAATTATTACTCTACCGATATTCCAGGAACTTATACTGTAAGTTATGAGTATAAAAAGGATGAAGATGGTGATCGAGTTCTAGAAAGATATGTACCTCAATGGTTGTATGGATTAGTAGCTGGCAATAGAGCATGGAATAACAGAAATTCTATGTTTGCTAACTTGATTCCTGGTGATAAAATTTTAATCGATGGAGAATCTAAGTACCGTACTGTAACTGCTACGCCAGATACAGCTAAGGCGATGAACTATAGAGATGGAGATTTAGTTCAGACCGCCATTTATGCTAAGGCAAACGTAACCGATTACAACGGAGACACTCAAGGTGTTGGTTTAAGTTTGACCGCTAATATTAGTGGTGGTGCTGTTCAAACCTTAAATGTTGCTGATGTTGAGTGGAACCAACGTGACCTACAACTTTACTTTGAGCAAGATATTCTTCTACAACCCACTGCTTACGAATATTACACCACTCCAGAAGTTCACTTCATTCCTGTAGATGGAAATGGTGGTGGTGCTAAGGCAGAAGTTATTGCTTATGGTGGTCAGATTCTTGATGTTGTATTAACTGAAGGTGGTAGTGGTTACACACAACCACCAAAAGTAGTTGTAGCAAGGCGTTTCAAGAGAATCAAAGAAAATGCTCGTAAAGTTGATACTTTAATTAAACTTGGAGTACAAAGTGTTAAAGGAGTAGGATCTCCAATTAGTTCTGTATCTGAGGTTATTCTTTTTGGTGATGGAGATACCAACGCTATCTTCTCTTTGGTTACTTTTGGTGGATCATCTGGATCTGTTGTTTCCACTGCCGATCAAATTACTACAAATATTCAAACTTTACCTGGGGAAGAACGTCAGGTAAGAATGACTGATGAAAAGTTCCCAACAGAAGCAAGGGTACAGTCACCAGTACCATATATTCCACAAATAACAGATCACAATGTTGATAGAGTTATTACTCAGGTTGTTGGTGGTGTAGTTGGGTTTGAGATTGATACTTCTATCAATACGATTGAAGTAGAAGAGTTAACAGCAATCATCCAGATTCCAGCAAGAAAAGCATTCGTTCCAAAAGGACTACCTTCTCTTAATGGTTACGGAACATTCTTGGATGCTCCATTGGCACAGGTTATCAACGCTCCTGACAACTACAGAGAGATTGTATATGTAGCAAATACTAGTAGATTCCCAGATACTCCAAGTAGATTACGTATTGGTAGAGAACTTCTATTCTATAGAGAGAAACAAGAAGATAGATTCCTTGGAGTTAGCAGGGGTTGGTTAGGTACACCAGCTGATGTTCATAATGCTGGTGATCTAGTTCTTCATGAACCAGAATTTGTTACTCTACTTTCTGGTGGTGTCACTGAGATTTACACCGAAGTTAGTGTTTCTTCCGCCTCTACTGCTAGAAGAGAATCTAAGTTTACTATTCAATCTATCAGTGATGTTCAGGTTGTTGAGTCAAGCATACATGAAATTGAAAATGAATTCCAGATTGAAGTTGATCAATTTGAACCAGATGTAATTAAACAGATTACAATTATTCCACCAACATCATATAATATTGTTACTGAGGTACATTCTACTACATCTAGAATTTCTTTTGCCTCAGCTACTCCAAGAGATATTGCTGGATTTATCAGTACTGAAGTTGTTACGATCGAAGAAACATCTCTTCAATTAACACAAGAAGATAAGATTCTAATTGAACCTAAGTCAACTATTACTTCGGTTACAATTGGTAGCGTTGCTTCTACTGCTGCTTCTACTTCACAGGTAGTAACTGTTTCGAATGAACCAACACTAGTAACAAATCAAGTACAGGTTGAAACTATTAGTTCTATTAACAGTGTCACTACAACTATTATTGAAGATTTACATTCTACAGTGTATACTCTTGGTTCTATAATCAACACATTTACTTCATTTGATGCTAGTGCTATCAAGATTGCTGAAATCAACATTGAAACCGAACCTCACGTTGTTCGTCATATCACAGAAATTACATCAACTGTTTCCGATGTTGATACATTTGTAACTACGTTTAGTTTAATTGTTGGTTCTAGAGCAGATGGTGTTGGTGGATCTGCTATTCAAGTTCCATATAAATTTGCCACTGTTGATTTCATTATCGAAGAATATGTATTAGAAACATATATCAAATTGAGATCTGGAACTAATTTTACTTTGGCAAATCCATACAATGAAGTAATCTTTAGAGACGGGTCAACCTTCCTGGTAGAAAACGGAGATCAAAATGTTCCAACAGGATTTGAAGATTATACTCTTGGCAACGTTGGATTAACATTAGGATCTTTTGAAAATAATGCCTTAGTCGATTCTGGAATTAGTTCTGGTTTGACTTTAAGTGACTTAGATACAATCTATCCAACATTGACTATACGTGACTTCGAGTTTAGACAAGATTCTGCTCTTATTGGTAATGGAGATAGATTTAACCTTGGTATTCCATCTTATCAACAACCTGTTGCTATTAGTTCTTCTTCTGGAACTATTGGTGGTAGTATTGTTGTACAAAGTACAGAATACTTTGCTGATGAGGGATACTTATTTACAAGTAGCGGAAATGTTATTCAATATACTTCCAAGAGCACCACTACATTTAATGGATGTACACTATTCCGCGGAGCAAATTCTATTGCCGCTGGTGATAACCTGATTCCGTTCTCAATCGTATAAATATAAATAAATCAGACAAAACGTTCACACCCCCGAGAGAGTTTATCAATGGCTGCTATCATCTCAGATAAGTTTAGAATTTTTAATGCTTCCCAGTTTCTAGAATCACTGAGTGAAGCAGAAGATACGAAGATGTATTTCTTCGTAGGTCGTCCCCAGCGTTGGGATGCTTACCTTGAAATCTTCAGTGCTAATGCCACAGCATTCGTTCCTGGTAACGAGGTATATGTTGGTGGTACTTATGGCACTGCCACTTTTAAAGCAGAAGTTAGAGAAGTATACGAAAATTCACTTCTCCTATTCCAAATTGGTCCAACCACAAACGCTACTCCTGGAGTAGGTGCTCAACTCAAGGGATGGAATGGAACTGCTGATACTGGCGCTCAAGCATTGACTGGTGTTTATCGTTACGCCACAGAGGACGTTCCCCCTGTACCTCTAGACAACCAGGCAGAAAAGTATGATATCTATGATGATATCATTGCTGCTAAGCGTATTACCACCGATTTCGCCCGTAGCGTAATCCGTCGTTTCAACTGGGACATCTCTGCTAACCCAGTATTCGACATGTGGAAGCCCGACTACTCCACAACGCCTGGTTCTGGTGGTCAGATCGGTAAGGCAGCTGCTACTGGCGCTACGAACATTGCCGACGCCAAGTACTATCTAATCAATTCTCAGTATGAGGTATTTAAGTGCCTCTACAATGGTCAAAATCCTGCCAACACAAGCGGTCAAGTTGCTACCAACGAACCCAAGACCACTCCTTCTGCTGGTCAAGGTTCTTATGATGCTGCCACTGGCAAATTCACCGAAGATGCTTCTGCTCCTGGTGGATATATCTGGAAGTATATGTACACCATCCCAACTGATGATGTATTACGCTTCTTATCTACTGACTTTATGCCAATCGTTCTTCCAACGAACCAGTCACGTATCGATACTGAAGCAATCTCTACTGCTGCTCCTAACTCCATCGATGTTGTTCTAATTGAAGACGCTGGAACTAATCTTCCTAATGGTACTCATTATGCTCCTATTCTTGGAGATGGTACTGGCGGTGTTGCCGAAATCGTAGTTGCTGGTGGTATTGTTACTGATGTCACCGTTACTGCTGGTGGTAGTGGATATACCTACGCTTCTATCGCTCTAGAAACTGGTCTTCTAAATGGCGATCCTGCTTGGACTGGTGCTGCTTATGGTCTCTACACTTCAAGTGCTTTCTCTGCTCCTGTCACCGTAGGTGCCACAGCGACTGGTGCTCTTGAAGTCATTCTACCTCCTCAAGGTGGCCACGGTTCGAACTTCGAAGAAGAGCTCAATGCCAAGCGTGTTATGACGAACATCCGTCTAACTTATGCTGAAGGATCTGGCGACTTCCCTGTTGATAACGACTTCCGTCGTATCGGTATTATCAAGGATCCATATGCTTTCGGTACTACAACCGTCGCTTCTACCAGCACACTAAATGGTGTATATGCTGCTAGAATTGAGAACGCTACTGCTGACTATCAGGTTGATGAAACAATCCGTCAAGCAGCTGCTGCTGGTGGTTTTGCTTACGGCACCGTAGTTTCTTGGGAACTAGATGCTGGTAATGCTGGTCCTGGTGGATCTGGTGTCCTCAAGTGGATCCAGTCACCTTCACTTCACACCGATGCTGGTGTCGTAAGAGCTTTCGAAGCATCAGCTAACAATATTGAGGGTCTTTCTTCACTTGCTGCTGGTGACGTTATCACCACTGCTGATGATCCTGTAGCAGCGAACGCGACTCTAGGTGGCGTTACGTTCTCGAATGGTCTTGCTACCCCAGAGATCGAAAACAACTCTGGTGAGATCATCTATGTTGAGAACCGTCGTCTCATCACACGTGCTGCTGACCAGATCGAAGATATCAAACTCGTTATCGAGTTCTGATTTGGTTTTTACTCCGCTAAATACTTCAACGATAATGTAGAGTATTTGGCGGAGTAACATGCCACAGAAGACTAATCTTAATGTAGCACCATATTATGATGATTTTGATGCTGACAAGAACTTTTATAAAGTTCTATTCAGACCTGGATACTCGATCCAGACTAGGGAGTTAACATCTCTACAATCGATCCTCCAGAATCAAATTGAGAGTTACGGTAAGTTCTTGTTCAAACAAGGACAGCAAGTAATTCCTGGTGAGGTTGGTTTAAATACCAAACTTGACTTTGTTAAATTGTCTTCTGTATCGGAGGTTGCTGTCAATGAAGGTGGACAAATTGTCTACAAAAAGTATGACATTAAACAACTAGTTAATACTGACCTTAGGGGAATCAATTCGGGGGTTGTCGGTAAGGTCGTATCAGCAGAATATGGGTCTGACGTAGAAGCTGATACATTGTTTGTCAAGTATACAACTAGTGGTGACGCTAATAACGAATCTACTTTTAGACAAGGTGAAACACTTGAAGTTATCGGTGGCATCAATACTCCATTACTCGTAGTTGGTACTGATGGTAGTGTTCTACCAACCAGTATTAACGTAACCGATCCTGTCTCTGGAAATGTTAACTCGTTTAGCAGTCCAGCGATGGGATTTGCTACTGCGGTTGAAGTTCAGGAAGGTATTTACTTTGTAAATGGTTTCTTTGTCAAGAATCAAAAACAACTTCTTATTATTAATAAGTATTATGACAAAGCTTCTGCTAAGGTAGGATTTACAATTAACGAAGATATTGTAACTCCAGAAGAAGATGCCTCTTTGTATGACAATGCTAGGGGTTTCTCTAACGCTTCTGCTCCTGGTGCTCATCGACTTAGTATTGATTTAACTTTAACTAAGTTTGATTATGGAGCAAATACAGATAAGAATTTTATTCAACTTCTCCAGATCAAGAATGGTACGGTAGAGAAACAGGTAAAGGCAGCAGATTACTCTCTACTAGAAGAAACACTGGCAAGAAGAACATATGATGAATCAGGTGACTATGTTGTAGATGATTTTGATTATTCTATTAGAGAATACTACCAAAAAGGATTTAATAACGGCGTATATGCTCTCAGCGAAGAAACTGGTCTAGTTAATGGATACAGTGAAGTAGAAGCCGCTGATAGAATGGTTCTTACTGTAAGTTCTGGTAAGGCATATGTCAAGGGTTATGAAATTGTTAATAAAGAGTCGAAACCACTAGAAGTAGAGAAAGGAAGAGATACTCTCACTAGAGATAACGTCACGTTAAAGAGTCGTGGACTTCCAGAATTTAACATTACTAATGTATATGGTTCTGTACCTTTAAACAATGTCGGAGATACTATTACAGGATATCCCACAGTAACTCTAAATTCAACATTTACCGATGGTACAATTGGATTCTCTGGTTTAGAGGCATCTTCATATTACAAGAAAACTGTTAATAGAAGATCTCAACAACTTGGTATCAACACTGGTATTAAAACTATTTGGGTTGAAATTTCTGGAGCAATTCCATCTAATACTGATGGTATCCCCAGCACCTTATGGTTTGTTACCACAAGAGGATCTGGAACTGTTGTTGGAAAATCTGTTGATGTGATTGCTAAATCATTAGTAACTAGAGAAGATATTGCGGCAGCAACGACATTTGCCGAACTTACTGTTATTGGTGACAAGGCAATCTTAGATGAGTTCTTGCTTGAGTATGATACAGGTTTTGAAAATGTTTTTGAAAAATACCTATATCAAACCGAATCTGCTATGCAGTCCGAGACAGGACCTTGGGGCGTAATCAAGGACTATAATCGTAGTATTACTCCAGTAATTGGATTAGCAAAACCCAAGAACTTTAGGCTCATTAATAGGGCATTAGGATTTAATCCAGATACAGATATTATTCTGTCTAGAGGTAGATCTGGAACCCAAACTCCTTATGACGCTACATTTGGATTCAGTTATTTTAATCCAACATTCTTCACAAAACTAACGTTAGATAGAAACATAGCAGATGGCACCTTTACAAAAGGTAAGTACATCTACGGAAAAGAAAGTAAAGCATATGCTGTCATCGAAAATGACACCACAGAAAACTTCTCTGGAAATAACACGCTATTCGTAACTACTTTATTTGGACAGTTTATTCCTGGCGAAACTATTATTGATGAAGCAAATAACACTATTAAGATTGCTAAGAACAACACTCTGTCACACTTTGTTGTCACCAAACGAGGTGCTAATTATGATGGTTCTGAGAACATGTTCATCAATGGTGCTGAGTACGATCAATCCAAGATTGATCTATCATACACATCAGATGGAACATCAATTGTATCTGCTGTAATTTTAGATCAAAAAGTTCGTAATATCGAGTATTTCTCTCCACCTACAGTTACATTAACTGGAGATGCTGATAACAATACTCCTGCTATCATTGTTCCTGTATTGTTTAGAGATGCTGTCCTCACATACACCCCTCAAAATGTAAAGTCATTTGCTTCGGTATACAATAATTACACCTTCACAGCAGACATTGATGTATCATCCTCATCTTATGCCACATACACTCAAATTAGTGACTTTAGTTTCTTTGGAACCCAAGGAGGAAAATATCTTGAGTGTAATGGATTTGGTGCTAACTTAACTGGATTAATCCAGGGAGACATTATTCAGTTTACTGATGCCAACAACAACGTAATTAGAACAGTTGTACAATACGTTACCGAACCTTCTGGTATTGATAAGTCAAGAATTTATCTCGATTATTCTCTACCAGCTGATGTTGTAAACGCCACTATTATTAAATTACGTCCAAGAATTGCTAACTCTTCATCCTCATTGGTATTCCCAACAGGAAGCAAGCAGGTTGCTTCTTTGGTTAGTGACACCAGTGATACTAAGTTTAAGTATTACATTAGAAAAGATTTTGTAACTGAACTTTCTTCTGCTGGCGGACTACTAACCTTTACTGCTCAATTGCCAGTTGGTACACAAAAGTTTGTTGGATTTACTGAAGAGAACTTTGTCATTACTGTACTAGATAAAGGATCTTCTACGGTTGTTGAAAATGGCGACATTGTTTATATTGATCCAAGATATGTCACTATTACAGATTCTCAAGTAACTGCCAGCACCGTTACGGCTGGTGCTTTAGCAATCGAGGGACTACCACAGAATTACTTTGGAACTATCCTTGATGGTAACTATCCAACTCTCAAGTTGACAGCTACTGTACAAATTGACAGAGCACGTCCTAGATTAAAGACGGTAGTTAGAGACAAGAGAGTTGTTGTTGTTTCAAGTGGAGACCGTGTAATTCCTATCAGGGGACAAGATTACGATTCAGATATTATTGAAACGTTCTCATATTCTGATGTATTTAAACTAAAGTATATTTACGAAGGAACTGTAACTAATCCACCATCAGTAGATAGATCTGGCAATTTGATCAGTGGAACTGATGTTACATATAAGTTTAGTTTTGATAATGGTCAACGTGACACTTATTACGATGTTTCTAGAATTATTCTAAAACCTGGATTTGACGCTCCTACAGGTCAGTTGGTTATTGCTTTCGATTACTTCAACCATTCTGCTGGAGATTTCTCCACCGTCGATTCTTATGTACACGAAGCTGGTGTTACAGCGGAAGAAATTCCTTTGTTTAACTCGGAAGCAAATGGTTTGGTAGCACTTAGAGATTGTATTGACTTTAGACCAAAAGTAGACAATAATACTACAATTACTGGTTTCCAAGATAATTCAATCGTTTCTCTATTCGATTCTACCGATTATATCAGTTTCACTGGAAATGGTGGTATTCCTTCTGCCACTCCTGCTCCAGATACAAATCTGATCTTCACCATGTCATTTAGCGAGAAACAGTATCTTGATCGTATTGATGGATTGTTCCTCACCAAACAAGGAGATTTTGTCGTCAAGAAGGGCAACTCTTCTCTCAATCCATCCAAACCAGAACCAATTGATGATGCCATTTCTCTTTGCTATCTTCACATTCCCGCTTACACAAACAGCAGCAAAGATGTAAGAGTTATCCCTGTTGATAACAAGCGTTATACTATGAAGGACATCGGTAAGCTAGAGAAGCGTATCGAACGTCTTGAGTACTACACCACTCTAAGCATTCTAGAGCAGCAAACACAGAACATGCAGATCAAGGATGACCTTGGTCTAGAAAAATTCAAGAGTGGATTCCTTGTAGATAACTTTGAAGCACATAGAGTCGGAAATCTTAAATCTGTTGATTATAAGTGTGCTATTGACACCCAGCAATCTGTACTTAGACCACAATCTAAAGAAGATAGTTTAACTCTTAGAGAAATCAACACCAGAGATGACCAGAGACAAGTTGCTGGTTACACTATTAAGAATGGAGTTATTTCTCTGCCATACACTGAAGTAGAAGTTTTAGGTAATAAGAATGCTACCAAAACTATCAATCCAAATCCATTTGTTGTTATTCAATATGTTGGCGAGTCAGTAATTACTCCACAACAGGATTCTTGGTATGATCAGTCAGTTGCTCCTCTTGTTTCCGACTCAAACACTAAACTAAATTCAATCTACTTAGCAAAAGAAGAATCTCTTGCTGACGCTTATTCTAGTATCTACAATTCATTTATTGTAAACTGGTGTGGTACTGATCAGGCATTCTTGCCAATCGAATCTCTAGCAAATGTCAATAGTGAAGATTTACAATCTTCTGTACAGAGTGCCAGTGTTGCTAGTTCCTCTAATACCAGTCCACAAAACAATGAGATTGGAAAGGGTCAATCTTCAAGACAGGTTGGCAACAAAAAAGTTGCTACTTCCGTATCGTTCTTTGCTAGATCAATTCCAATCAAATTTGTCGTCAATCGCTTAAAACCCAATACTAGAGTATACGTCTTCATGGAAGGTCGTGATATTAATGGATGGGTAGTTCCCGATACTAGATTTACTGGTATTGCTGGAAACTCTTTAACTTCATTTGGATCTGAACTTGTAACAGATTCTAATGGTAATCTTAGTGGTATTATTGTAGTTCCAGCAGGTCTAAAACCAACTCCAAATACTAGATGGACTGGCAATGTTGATACAGTTTCATACAGTGAAGGTTCTGAGGAAGTCAGATTTACAACTGGTATTAAAACCATCAGATTTACATCAAGTGATCAAGATGGAGACAAAGCAGCTGCTGATACATATGCTGAGGTTCAGTTCTATGCTACTGGAGCTCTTCCAAGCAACCCCCCAAGCATTACATCTACACAAGCAGCATTCTTCAAATCAAATGAGGGTGTACAATTAGTTGATAGTAATACTGATAATCCAATCAAACCAAATCCTCTTGCTCAAACATTCAAAGTTGAGAATTTCCCACTTGGTATGATGACAACTGGTGTAGATCTCTTCTTCCAGAAAAAGAGTTCTTCCGTTCCTCTAAGAGCATATTTGACAGATGTCGTTTCAGGTAAACCAGGAAAGAATATTATCCCTGGCACACAAGTATCTCTAAATCCAGAAACATACTTGAGAGTGTATGTAACGGGCGAGAAAGAGACGGTAACTATCGGCAAGGGGGAATATGTATCTGGATCCAGTTCTAATGCTTCTGGACCCATTTTGAAGGTACTAGACGCTAATAACGTAGAGGTTGGCGATGAGTCAAGCACAACATTTGAGTTGAATAAAGAGCAGGTTTATACCTTGGTTCTCAGCAATCACAATGGAACATCATTTGTTCCAAACGAGGCGCTATCAATTCCTTCTATTGTTAGTTACAATGCTAAGAATAATACTACTTTAGGAATTTTCATTGCTAAAGATTCTGGTAAGGTCACAAGATTAAAAGTTCTCGACACTGGCGACAATTACGAAACCGCTTCTCTAACAATTGAAAGTCCACAACTTCCAGGTGGTTCTTCTGCCACCGCTAGCGTTGGTGTTTCAGACGGTAAAGTTTATAATGCCGAAATTTCTCTATCTGGTCGTGGTTACACTGAAGCTCCATCAGTTGTTATCAAAGGTGTAGGAACTGGTGCTGCTGGCGCTATCATTCAATCATTCATTGAAATTGATACACCTGCTGTTAGCATGGGTATTGCTACAGATTTTGAAGGTGATATCGAATCTACTACACCAACTAACTTTAAGTTTAAGCACCCAGTTTATCTACAGAACAATACCGAATATGCTTTGGTTGTAGAGACCGATTCTTTAGATTATGCTCTCTGGGCATCTAAGTTAGGAGAAATTGAAATTGCTACTAGCAATGTAGTTACTACACAACCTTTACTTGGTTCTGTTTATAAGTCACAAAATACAGATAACTGGACAGAAGATTTGTTTGAAGATTTGAAATTTGTTTTATATCGTGCTGAGTTTGATATTGCTACTGAAGCAAATGTAGAACTTACTAACGATTCTCTGGGTTATGAATTACTGAACATTTCTCCTTTTGAAACTAGCGTTAGATCTCCATCCAATGCCACATCACCTCTCTTCAAAAACAATAATTCTATTATTAAAGTAAATCATAGAAACAATGGATTTGAAGATAGTGGCAATTCATATGTATTCTTTGCTAACACACAAGATGTTGGAGGTGTTTCCAGTGCTACTTTGAATGGAAGATTGTTTAAGGTTTCTAACGCTGGTTTAGATTTTTATAACATTGTTTCTCCAAACCCAGCTGGTTCTAGCGTACTTGGTGGTGGAGATAAGGTTATTGCTTCTTTCAATAGAAAGTATGAAAGGCTTTATGCTCAGATTCCTCACCTAGAATTAGAAGGAACTAAGATCGATACATTTGTTTCAACAACTAACATCATTCCAACTGATGCCAGTGTAACAAATTACGATTCATATTCTGTAACCGACTATGAACAAACTTTCTTAAACGAAGAGCATTTCTTCATTAACCAGAAAATTGTTGCCTCGGACATCAACTCTATTACCAATGGCATTAAAGATAGCCTTAAGTACAAGTTGAGGCTCAAGTCAACAAACGCTGCTGTTTCTCCGATCATTGATCTTAGAACTGCTTCTGTCAAGACAGCAACAAACCGTGTAGAAAATGCTACTGGTTATGAAAATCGTTATGGTAAGAGAAATCAAATTCTATCGTTCTTGCCACTATTTGATATGAACATTGCTGCTGCTGATACTAACGCTGATCAGTTTGTAGCAGGAACTGTTATTATTGGTCAAAACTCTAAAGCAGAAGGATATGTCGTATCATACGAAAATGGAACTGCTCGTGTAAGATTGAGAACACAAACAGAATTCCAATCAAGTGAGTCATTGACATTAATTAATAGCTCGGGTGTAACTGTTGGAGATATTAGTTTACAAGTTGGAAACATTTCTAGGATCTCATTTGATTTCAGTGTTGGATCTAACTTAATTGCTTATTATCCTTTTGATACTGACGTAGATTACAACAATAAGATCAATGGCAAAATTGTTCTGTGGGATCCAGAAGAAAATATTCTTGTGGTTGAGAATGCTTTTGCTCCTATTAATAATAACTACATTGCCAGCAACACAGAAGATACTCCTTTTGTAAGATTAGCATCTTCAACCAGTCAGCAACCAGACATTTTTAGAAAAGGTGATGTTGTTAAAACTACTGCTGGTACAGAAGCATTCCTAGAGATTGCTACAATGACATTTGATACTGGTATTGATTATGTACCAGAAACAGATTCTTCAAATAGTTCTTCTATTGCCAAATACGTTACTAAGGAAGTTTCTATTAACAATCCTGGCAGTTCTATTACAGTTAAAACTACAGTTAACGTTCCTGATATTGAAAACATTAAAGTATACTATAAAATTAAAGAAGCTTCGAGTTCTATTAACTTCGAAGATACTAATTGGGTTCCTTTTAATGTCAATGGCAATCCAGATTTTGATATTATTGCTACCCCAACAAATTCAATTTCTGGTCAATTTGAAAAACAAGAAGATTATCAAGAACTAACTTATAGTGCTTCAGATCTTCCAGATTTCAGTTCATTTGCTGTAAAGATTGTTATGAGATCTGAGAACCCAGCATATGTACCCAAAGTACAAGATCTACGAGCAGTTGCTTCATACTAATGAAATATCTAAAAGTCGAAGGTCACGACAATTTGGTTCGTGACCTCAATACGGGAGCTATTATCAACACTGATAAACCTTCACGTAACAACCTTTCTCACACAATGACCAATGCTCTTCATGACATAAATACTTTGAAGGAAGAACTATCTGAAATCAAACTACTTCTTAGAGAGATCGTAAGAAATGCCAGCAATTAACGTCGCCAGAACAGATACCTTTGAGGTTCAAAGGCAAAAGATCAACCAGATTGGAGATATCTTATCAAACATTTCCGCTGGTGGAAGTGATCTACAAACTGGTAATTTGAAGTTAGGTGACGGTACTAGAACTGCCCCATCATTAGGATTTATCAATGAAAGCACTTTGGGAATTTATAGACCCAGTGTTAACACTATTGGATTTGTTTCGGCATCTAAAAAAACTTTTGATATTTCTTCAGATGGACTTTATAGTTACAAAGATATTGTTGTAAGAAAAAACCTATTAACTACCGAAGGAATATCTATTCTTTCATCTGGTCAAAATTATGATCCAGGACAATATAATGGAGTCGCAGTAACTGGAGGAACTGGAACAGATGCTCTCGCTAATATTGAAGTTGCTTCTTTTACTGGATCAATTACCAATTCAGGAGAAAATTATTCACCAGGAACATATACACTAGTTCCAATTTCAGGCGGATCTGGTACTGGAACAACAGCATCTTTTGTTGTAAATCCATTGAGTGTATCAATTACTAATGCTGGATCTAATTATGCTCCTGGTACTTATCCAAATGTATCTTTAGTAAATATTTCTTCTTCTGGATCTGGAGGAATAGCAACAATAGTTGTTGATGATGCCTCTACTCCTTCTGAATTGCCAGGATCTATTACAGCACCTGGCAGCGGATACACAGTTCCTGAGACGGAATTAACAAATATTCCAGTTATAAATGATCCAACCCAAACATTTTTAATTACAACAATAGCAAATCCAGGAACTCCCCCTCCAAACGATGTTTATGTTGTAAACGGAACAACACAATTAACTTTAAATTTACTAAGTTCAAATACTTATAGATTTGATTTATCAGATTCTACTGTTACTGGTCATCCATTAGTATTCACAAATACAGATGGATCTCCATTGAATTTTTATGATTATGCTACAGTGACAAAAGGAACTCCAGGATCTCCAGGAGCTTTTGTCGATTTGATTATAAAACCATCTGCTTCTGGTTCTATTTCATATGCCTGTAGTGTTCATTCTGGAATGGGGGGAACCATTAACATTTCTTCAGGTGCTGTTGGTGTTTATGGATCTGGAGCTACTGCTAACGTAACTATTGGTGGTGGTGGCACAGTTACTGGTTTTACTTTGGTCACAATCGGTCAAGGTTATAATGCTTCCGATATTGTTAGTTTTGATGCTAGTGATGTTGGTGGTACTGGATCTGGATTTGAATATACGTTATCCACACCACAATATAACGGATCTGTCATTTCAATTTCTATAGAGAACTCGGGTCAAAATTATTCTATTAATGATACATTTACTGTAAATTCTTCCGATCTCAATGGTTATGGATCTGGATTAGTTTTAACTTCTACTACGTCGCCTGGTCAAATTTCAGATTTTGAGTTTGATGTGAAGGGTACTGGATATTCTGTAAATGACAACTTGTCGCTTCCTGGTCAAATAACAGGAATTACCGCTACATTATATGGTACAGTATTTTTCCCAACAGTATCTTTAGATAGTGCTTCTTCAACTGTCACACTTTCAGATACTGGAAATATTTCCGAAGGAATGTCTGTAGTTGGTGATGGAACTGGAACTGGGCAAGTTTCTGAAGGAACCACTGTATTATCAGTCGATAGTTCCACACAAATAACACTTTCGGCAACACCCGCCGCCACTGGAACTACTGGAATTACATTTTCTTCATCTCAATCTCCATATAATCAAATAACTCCATCTTCTTTAGATGGTATTGTACAGGGATCTACGGTACAAGTTTCTTCTGGATCTGGATCTTTACTAGATGGAACTACTGTATCTTCTGTAGATTACAATTCAAATATTATTTCTCTCTCTAGCGATCCAGATCTTCCTGGCGATGTTACTTTAACTTTTACTCCACCATTCGGATTAGGAACTACTCCTTTTGAATTTAATGTAGAAGCTTTAGGATCTGTAGATACGATATCTATTACCGTTGGAGGAAACGGATATAGTTTAGGAGATATATTAAGTGTAAATTCAATTGATTTGATCAATCCGATTGAATATGTTGTCACGAACAAAAGCATTTTAAAAATTACTTTTACAGGCACAATTTCTTCTACAACATTTTCAGTTGGAGATACTTTAAATTATGATGATGGTGGAGATGCTCCTCCAGAATATGAAATTTATCAAGTTGTTACATCTGGAGGTAATTTAGATTACCTTATTGTTGAAAACGTTTTATTATTGACTTCTGGGAATCAAGTAACAAGAAATGGTTTAGGAGGTACTCAATATACAGTTGATACTGTAGAAGCTTCAGATAAGTATTTTATTGATACTGGATCTGGTCCAGAATTAACTCCAGATTTAACACTGCTTGTAGGAAATTCTTATAATTTCGATCTTTCTGATAATAGTAATCAAGGAAGATCATTTGCTTTTTCAAAACATCCAGGTGGAATTTGGGGAAACAGCTATATTCAAAATGTTAGTACAACGTTAGATACAAATAGCAATCAAATAACTGTTGCTTCTACAACAAATATTTTAGAAGGAATGGATGTAGAAGTTTCTGTTGGTCCTGGCGATTTGGTATCAGGAACAACTGTAGTTAGTGTTGATAGCTCTACACAATTAACGCTGTCTTCTCCAGCTCTTACATCTGGACTGGCTACATTAACTTTTAGAGGAACAGAATACACGGAAGGAATTACAAGAGAATCAAATTCTTTATTAGTAAAAGTTTTAGAAGGCACCCCAACTTTATATTATTATTCATCTGCTGCAGATGTAGATAGATCTAATGAAGGAGGAGATCCTGGTGATGAAGCTTCTGTTACTATTGATTCAAATAATCCTAAGGTATTTGGAAGTGGATTATCTTTCTCGGTTTCAGAACTTTCAAGTGACGATGTAATTGTATCAAATATTCAAGATGAAGAATTTTTCGCTAAAAATCTTTCAGGAACTGCTGCTACATTTGGCGAAGTAGAAATTGAATCTACGCTTACCGCTCCAACTATTTCTGGCAATACAGCATCATTTTCTTCTATTACATCTCAGGATACATTAACATTAAGTGCCCCCACAAGCATTAATTTAAATTCTGATGTAAATATATCTACCAATCTTCAAATTTCTTCAGATAGTGGTGATGTATTAACAGCGGGAGAATTAAAAACACTAGATTCTTTAAATGTAAATGATATTTTAAATATTACTGATAATACTATTTCTACAACTGTTGGATATGATTTAATTTTTGACACTCCAATTAATCAAGTTCCAAAATTTGACGCTACTACTGCTTTACAAATTCCTGCTGGAAATGAAGCTAGCAAACCATCAACATCATATAATGGATACATTAGATTTAACACAGATACCAATCAATATGAAGGATTTAGTGAATCATCTGGCGCTTGGTCTTCTCTTGGTGGTGTAAGAGATCTAGATGGTAATACTACCATTCTTGCCGAACAAACTGTAGGTGCTAATGACAATACTCTATGGTTTATTAATGATAATGTTAACACAGTAAGATTCTCTAAAACACATCAAGAGTTTGTAAATGCCAAGAAAATTAGATCTGTCAATACATCAGCTCCCAGTTATGTTTCTTGGACTGCTAACACTCCTTATGGTCCAGGAGAGAATGTTGATGTTGGAGATTATGTAAGATATAAAACATTTGTTTTTGAAGTGATTGCTGCTGGTACTACGGCTGGTTCTGGAAGTGAACCAATAGATACGAGTGGTAATAATTTTACAAATGGTACTACTACGCTAAAGTACATTACTTCATCAGCATCAACATTACTATTTGAAGAAATTTCTAACTTGAGAATTGGCGAGGGTGTTCCTCTAACATTTGATAATGATCTAAGAATTACTAAGAATACTATCGCTACTGATGTAAGTGATATTACTATTAGACCATATGATGAAAAGAAAGTAATTATTAATGCTACATCATCTTTAGTTATTCCTGTTGGTGATAACAATCAAAAGGGATCACCAAGTAGAGGATCGATCCGTTACAATACGACAGATAGTCAATTTGAAGGATTTAATGGAGCTCAATGGGGTGGACTTGGTGGCGTAAAAGACGTTGACCAAGATACCAAGATCGAAGCAGAAACTGGTCCTGGTAATGATGAGGATATTCTATATTTCTTTAATGCTGGAGATAATACCTTAAGATTAACAACTACTCAGTTAGAATTTGGTACGGTTGATACTATTGTTTCTTCCGACACAGACACTTTAAACATCAATGCTGCTACAATCACGTTCGATTCGTTAGCAACGACGATTGATAATACTGATTCTACAATTTCATTTATCACCACATCTAAAGATAATTTAGATTTTGGTCTTTCTACAGGTATCAATAATGACCACTTGTTGAGATTAAAAGATACTGGAGAGGTTGTCTTTAACTTAGGATTCGGAACTGGAACTCCTGATAATCTAACTCTACTAAATGATGATCTAACTAATTTTGAGTTAAAGCACACGAGAGTTAGCACTTCCAAAATTCCTCTTGTAAGAGGCACACTAAATTCTGGCAACTCTACAATTTATTCTACGGCAACAGAATCTTCTGCTAAGGTTTGTCTTACAGCACATAATACCACAACGGGTGATAAGGAATTAGTTGAATATTATGTTATTGATGATGGTACAGACGTTTACTTTACTGACTACAATAATGTAAAAACTGGTAGCGAGTTAGTATCTACAGTGTTTGATATTGACCCCTCAAATAATGTTAGAATTACGTTTACTTTGAATACTGGATTGACGGTCGGTGATAACGTTACCGTCACTCTAATCAAGACCGTCACCAAGAGGTAATTTAAATGGCACAGCAGTTAAAAACATTTGATTCTTTGGGGGGATTCTCAGTAGAGAATACCACTCTAATTACAGACACAAAAGATCTTACTAATGTTAATACTTTAGAAGTAAAGAACTCTGTGTTTGGAGATGCTACTTCTACTTCATATATTTTGAGAGGAAATACGACAGCAGTTCTTGCTTTAGATAACGTTGGTACTCAAATTACTTTACCATCAAGCACCATCAACTTTATCACAGCTCATATTGTGGGAGTCAATGATACTGGTGCTGGTCATTTATCTCAGAAAATCGAATCTGTGGTTTCAGTAGCATCTAATGGTGCTGTACAAGAATTATCTAATTTAATTACTATTATCAAAGATAGTGTTCCTGCTGGAGAAACATGGACTGTAGGGTTATTTGACACAGGTGCTGCTAATCGATTTAGTTATTCGGTAAGCAAATCTGGAGGTGCTCCAGCACAGACAGTTAAGTGGTTAGGATATGTTCAAGTTGTCAGTATTGATTGGACTTGATGCTAAATAGATAAGAGAATAAAACCATCGGCAAAGGCTGGGCAGTAACATGAGTTTTCAGTTTAATTCTGACAGAGAACAAATTAGAGGCGTTGACTCTACAATTATTGGATCTGGTTCTGTACGTATCAGATCTGGTTCTGGAATTGAAGAGCGAGAAATTTTCCAGGCAAAAGTCGATGCTACATCTGGTCTACCCAGAGTTGGTATTAATAGAACTGGAAGACGTGTTGATTCTATCAGTGTACTTACCGAAGGTTCTGGTTATAGTTCTCAACCATCTGTAAATATTGATCCACCAACTTTGCCAGGCGGTATCCAAGCAATTGCTTCTGCTTCAACAGATAATTTTGGTAGAATCACTGGTATTCAGATTGATAACCCTGGTGACGGTTATGAATTTCCTCCACAAATAACAATTGAAGGTGGTGGTGGTCAAGGTGGCACTGCCCAGGCATTCCTTGATACAATTGATTTCGAACTTGACGTTAATGGTGCCATTAGAACATCAACGTCTATTATTTCGGATACAGCAAACATTCTCAACCTAGACATCAATAATCTGGTAACACCAGATTTGAAAGTTCGTGGACCCGATCTTAAGACATGGGCAAACGGATCGGGAACTAGATTCCCACTCAATGTTGAAGTCAATAAAGATGCTTATTACTTCGAAGGTAATAACATCTATCAGATGTTGAATAGTGGTGTTACAGATATTTTGCCACCATTCCATACAGATGGTGTTGAACTAAATGGTGAAGTACAAGTTAAACATATTGGTTTTAGAGTAGATTCTCCTGCTCTTCCTTTCTATGGAGAAACTGGAGAATCTGGTCTTTTCCCACGTTCTATTACTCCACTGCTTGGTGATAGATCTACTAAGATTGCTACAACAGAATACGTCCTCAACCTAGCAACAAACGACGTTGGTGGTCGTATCTATGTTTCGGAACAGATTGGTAATGATAACAATGATGGTCGTTCACCAGTTAACCCTGTTAGAACAATTAAGAGAGCATGTCAGTTAGCATGGGAAACTCCTGGTGTTAAAGAATCTATCATCATTGCTGGTGGTAATTATATCGAAGATAACCCAATTTCAATTCCACCAGATGCTTCTATTGTAGGCGATAACCTTCGTCTGGTTATTATCAGACCAGCTAATACGGGTAAGCACATCTTCAAGTTTGGCGATAAGAACTATGTTATTGGCGTAACATATCAAGACCAAGTTAACTCTTCTGGTGCTTCGGTTGGCACCTGGGACTTTGCTATGGTCTTTGATGACAAGCAAAGGATTACTTACGATATTGCTGCCAACGGAGATTTCGGAATTGAATTCCCTGTAGGTCATCAGTTCTTTGGTAACGAATCATTCCAAGCAAACTTTAGTTCTAACCTCACTGGTTTAGATCAGTTATCAGCAGGCATTGAAATTTTTGGTGTTAACTCTGGTGGTGTTGGTGTTATTGGTGAAGTTATATTCGACGAAACTGATCCAGCAGCTGATGATACTTACGAAACTGGTCAGTTAAAAAATATTGTAAGAACTTCTGGTAACACGTTTAATAACTCAGAATCATTCTTCTATGGTGGCACAGGAACAACTAAATGGAAGCCACAGACGGACTACGATCTTGGAGACATTGTTTGGACTAATGCTGTTCTTGGAGACCAATCTCTAACTGGTTATGTTTACACAGTAACTCAAGCTGGTACTTCTAGCACAACTAACCCCGACCATGGTGCTGGTGCTGCTCTTAACGGAACCGTAGAATTTACATTCTTACGTGGAGTTTATATCTTTACTGGTTCCCAAGTATCATCAACTACTCCAGAAGGTGAAGTTGTATTTACTAGTAAAGAGTATGAAACTGGTGATGAGTTACCAATTCAATTAGTTGATTTTAGCTTACAAGGCACATTTAATGATGGTTTCCAAAGTGAAATTTACGGTAGTTCCGAAGATTTAGGTGGTATTGTTTTCTACACAAACCAGTTAGATGGTGCTGCTAATATTCACGACTTTAAAGAAGGTGAAGAGATTGAAATTACTGGAATGCCAACGGTATCTCCAGATTTAAGTTTCTTAAACGGTAAGCACAGAATTTATAAAGTCATCGAAGATGCTGATGGTCGTTCTAGAAGATTTGTACTTCCCAAAAAAGTACCTGACTCGATTATATCAGACGATCCACTAAATAATCCTTGGGATCCTGCTACTGCTGCCGCTACTCCAAGTGTAAGGACTTTCTCAAAGTCCGTCACAATGACGCTATTGAACACACCAAACAAGTTCCCTGTCGCTACACCAGTAGCAAGAAGATATCAGGATGCTTGTTCACAGATCAGAAACAACATCGACTTCATTGCTGATGAAGTTGTCAGAAAGATTAATGATCAGTTCAAGCAAGAGTACTTCTTTGCTTATGATATTGGTGCAGGTGGCGGATTTGATTTTAAAATTTACCTCGGCACTTCAAGATTTGCTCACACATACGTCAGTGGTGGTACAGTAACCGCTGGTGGTAATACTTACAATGTAACGAATTTTGTATACGACTACAACGTTACTGGTACAGCAACAATCACTATTGATTCTGCTCCAGCTTTTGCTGAGGATGACACTATTCTTCTTGCCGATCTCACTGTATCTTGTATCATTGATGGTGTAGTAACCCAAAAGGTATATCCAAGTTTTAATATCCCTGTAAGCGACGCTAAGTGTCGTAGAGACGTTGGTCACTTCCTCAATGCTCTTATCCAGGACTTAGAATTTGGTAGCAACTACAATACTATCAATGCTGCCAGAAGATATTTCTCTGCTGGTCAAATTGAATATATTGATTATGAAATTATTCAAACCGTAAGAGCTATTGAGTATGCCAGGGAGTTGGCAATTTATGCCATGAGAAAGTGGCGTACTGGAACAGGACTTGCTGGCGAACCAGTATATGTTCCTCAGTATTCTACGATTGATCTCTATATTGACCCAACTGTTATTGATGACGTAGCAGCAACTGCTTGTGCTAACGTAGCATCTGCTATCAACACTTTGTCATATCTGTTTGTTGATATTATTGCTAATAATTCTTCTGGTACATATCTTGATGCTGCTTACTTAATTTCAAGAAACAGAAATCACATTGCCGATGAAGCATATGAACTAACTAAGGTACAATACCCATCATTAAGTCTTGCTAATATTGACGAACGTAAGTGCCGTAGAGATATTAATTACATTCTGTCTGGCGTACTTAGAGACCTTGTTCTTGGTGGAAATACTGGTGCCGTAACTGCTGCCGAAGAATACTATACAGGAACTGCTTTAACTGGAGTTCCTGTTGGAGAACTTGGTGCTACAAGATACGCCTTCAGAAAAGTAAGAGATTTGTCTATCCAGGCAATGAGAAACTGGAAGACAGCGGCGGGCAATGCTGTTACTCCAAGCTACACTATTATTCCACAGTTCACTGATAATACAATTTTAGTTGATGCTAATGGCACACCCACAGCACAACTAACTCCAACAGATGCTACTTACGATCCCGCCACTGGTGATTTTGTAATGACATTTGCCAGTGCTCATGGAGTAACTACAAATGAATCTATTCGATTAGAGATCGAATCGTTCGTGTTCACATGTAGCATGGACAACAACAGAACTGAGCACTATTTGCCAGAATCTGATCAACCAGCAGCTACACAACTGCTACCAATTACTGCTGTAACTACTAATACGATTACAGTTAATGTAGGTGCCTCTGGTGCTAACCAGACATTTGATCCAACCGATGCTACTTATGATCCTGCTACTGGTGATTTTGTCATCACCATCGAAGGTCATGGTCTTTCTACTGGAGAAGGTATCGTTCTTAGCGACAATAGCTTTACCTTCACATGTGATATGGATGGTAATGATGCTCAGAAAACTTATCCTCGTCCAGACATCGATCCTTTTGCTGGAAGATCTCTCAAGATCACTGGAACCACAGAAGACACCATTACAGTTAATGTAGGTGCTTCTGGTCCTAACAAGTATTTCACGCCGACTGCTGCTACATACGATCCTACTACAGGTGACATGACCGTCACTGTAGGTCAGCATGGTCTTGGTGTTGGACGTGGGGTTGTTCTTGAGGACAACTCATTCACGTTTACTTGCCTGACCGATCCTAATGATCCTAAAACATATCCACGTCCTGGTCAGGATCCATTTGCTGGTAAGTCAATTGCTATCACATCTGTTGGCAATACAACTCACACGCCATCCAGTGCTGCTTACGATCCAGGAGCAGGTACGCTAACCATCACTCTTAATAGTCATGGATTCAGTCAGGGTGATTACATCAAGATTGATGACAATGCTATCACCTTCACATGTGATTTAGATGGCAATGCTACACAGCATACATATCCACGCTCTTATGAGTATGCCAGCGGTAGATGGTTTGCTATTGATGTAGTTGATACTAACACCATTAGAATCAGTGGTCTGCCAATTCCAAGAGATCAATCTACTCATACATTCGTATCGTTCGCTGCTAATGCTTTACAGCGTCAAGATGGCACATTTACTATTAATGTAGGTTCTTCTTCTGATACCTCAGCACATACGTTCGTAAGTGCTACTGCTAATGCTATTAAGCACGAACCACAGACGACTCACACATTCGTAAGTGCTGCTGCTGGAGCAGTACAACATCTTCCACAATCAACTCACACATTCAAGAGAACTATCGGAACAAATCCAGTTGCTGCTTATCCTTCTGGTGGTAGTGCTCCCTGTGCTAACGTCGAAGCTACTCTAACCACTTCATTCGGATTAATTGATGGAATTTTAGAATTTGCTGCTGATTCTTCAAGTCAAACAGCAATTCAACCTGGATCAACTACAAAAACAACTGGAACTCTTTATACTGGTGACAATGTAATTTCATATCCAAACAATGTTCTTAGAGATTCGGAAGGAAATTATGTAACCATTCGTGCTGTAGCCGACGATTTTCCTATTATTTCAGCATCTCCTTATACTCAGAATGCTTCTATTATTTCTAAGGCTGGTGGTAGTGGTGCTCTGATTGATGGATCTAAAGTTAAGAGTCCAAACTGTCCTTTCCCAGGTCTTACCGATGGTAAGGCAACTTACCCAAATCAGGGTAAGTCAATGGTTGCTTCGGCATTCACAATTGTTTCCGAAAGAAATGGTACTGGATATAAGATTATTGAAGATGGTTATGTACAGTTGGTTTCTGTATTCTGTATCTTCACGGTTGATGGTATTCTTGCTGAATCTGGTGGTTATGCTTCGGTTACTAACTCTGCTTCAAACTTCGGTACATTTGCTCTAAGAGCAACTGGATATAGAAAAGAAGCATATTCATTTGATGCTGGATTTGATTCTGATAATGGTTATATAAGAGCACGTATTGATTCTGTCACAACAGCAGTTAACGGACTCACAGAACTAACGATTGAAAATTTGGGAAGAGCACCACTTGAGCACTATATTGTTAAGATTGATGGATATGAAACTAGAGATCCCGATCTTGAGTACTTTATTAATGATGTTGTACTTATTAACGACGGTGTTCCATATACAGCTCGCGTTACTGTAACTGATGGTACAGGTGGAAATGAAATTGATCTTAATGATTCTACTACAGGACTACCAGTAGTACCATCTGTTCTCACAGGAAAGAACATTGCTTTACATAGACCATCTATTGTTAACTCTTCATCTCACACATTTGAATTTGTTGGTTCTGGAACTACATACGAAGCTCTGCCAGAAAACGGTGGTATCAAGAGAGGTAATCAAGAACAAGTATCTGAAAACTACGGTAGAGTTTATGCTTCAGGTACTGACGAACTTGGCGACTTTAAGGTTGGTGACTTCGTTATCATCGAGAACAGAACTGGTAACATTCAGTTTAAAGGAACGGTTTCGATCTCAGAAGTTGACTTCTTGAAACTGAGTGGTGGAGACGTTACAATTACTGGTTTCAGTAAGTTAAACACTCTCGGTGGAGATGATGCTAACGATCAAACTCTACCAACTCAGAAAGCTGTTAGGGACTTTGTTGTTAATAACCTTGGTCAGTATATCGGTAAAGGATTTACAACAAACAGAGTTCCAAGAAACCTCGTAGAACTGAATGATCAGGGTCTGATTTCAGAATCACAGCTACCAACTACAAGTCCAATTGAAGTTTATAGTGTAGCAAACGAAACTGAGCAGTTGGCACTCGAAGGTGTTAGAGCTGGTGATATTGCTGTAGTAGATGGAGAAGCATTCATTCTTAACACTGATAGCGATTCACTATTCTTAGGTATTGCTGTAGATACTTCTTTACAATTCACAGTTAATGATATCTTTACTGGTAGCATCACTGGTGGTAAGATTCAACTTACAGAATATAGACCAGGCGTAATTAAGAATATTATTATTCCAGAAGGTGGCGGTGGTTCTGGTTATTCTACTTCAAACCCACCAACAGTTGTAATTACGGACGATGGAGTTGGAACTGGTCATATTCCAGCTGTAGCACAAGCAGTCGTTGCTGGTGGAGAAGTTGTTGCTATTAACTTGGTTCTGTCTAACAGTGTGGTTGGTGGTCAAGGATACATCGGCGTTCCTACCATTTCATTTACAAATACTAGTGGTGGTGCTGGAGCACAAGCAACGGCAGAAATTGAATCCAGATTGTATGGTGACATTGTAAACAGCATTAAGATTGGTCCAAACGACTTTATTCAATCAAGCGATGTTCCTTCAGAAACTGTAGATGTTATTAGAGTTGTCAATACCTCAGCAAGCAATCCTGACAACTGGGTATCTCTCAATACTGGAACAATTTCTGCCGATGCTATTGTTGACGGTCCTATTCCAACTGATATTCTCGCCAACAATTCAGAATCAGCAAACTCAGATAGTTTCCTTTCTGGAGATCAATCTTACAAAAAGGTTGTAAAATCATTCCGTAATATCGAAACAAGATATTTCTTAAGAACAGCGACTGCCTCTGCTTCTGATACAATTTTATTCGAAGTTAATTCTGAGAATAATACTGACGCTTTAATTGTTGGTCATAGTTTAGCAACTGCTACTGGTATCCAACCAGGAACAACAATTGATCAGATATCATCGGTTACTGTGGGTACTACAAACTATGTTAGAATTACTCTAAGTGACGGATTGACATCAGAAATTCCAGCTGGCACTATTATCCAATTTAACAGACCAGAATCTCCTGTTCGTGTAACATCTCTATTAAGAACTATTGGTGCTGTAGATAAAGTTTTGATTATTAATGGAGGAACTGGATTTGCTAGTGATGACAACGGTAATAAAGTATTCGGTAATATTGAAGTAACTGGAGGATCTGGAGGAACTGGGTTAAGATTAGATATTACTGTTGTTGGTGGAGTTGTTACTAACGTAGCAATTGCTAATCCTGGAACTGGATTTGATGGTGACTTCACGATTGATACTCCATCGGAAATTGGAACAGGTGGTGCTGGATTAATTCTTCAAGCTAAAGTTCAACAAGAACCAAAACTAGAAGGTGATATCACAATTGATGTTGCCAGAGCAACAGCAGATACATTATCTGGTGACGATTATGGCACGGTTGGTGTTGCCAGATTTAATAAATCTCAATTTATTATAGGTGATAATGGATCTATAACACTTGATACTGGTACTCAATCTGGTCTTGATGCCGACCTTCTCGATGGTTTCCAAGGTTCAGATTATAGAAATGCCAGTAAGATTGCTTCTGGTGTTTTGGGTAGACCATATCTTGAAGGAACATATGATATCACTATCACTAAAGAATCTGGTAGTACAGCATCACTGACAGCAAAAACTGGCAGTTTAAACGACGATGAAACTCCAGGTGAAATCGATGCTGGTGGTTCTCTTGTTGTAAGAAGAAATGATACTGACAACTTATTAGATCCAGCAACAAAACCAAACCCAGCTGGTCAAGGAACTGTCAGTACAGCAGGTGATTATCACGTAGTCCTATCAATTAGAGGTGGCGGTGTTGACAATACCAACCAGTTTGGTGGCGTAACACAACTTGCCTTCACTGATGGCAATAACATGTATATTAGAGGTAGTAGCGGATCCGTTGCTTCCGACCAAAGCTGGAGCACCTGGGGTAAAGTATGGTCTTCACAGAATGACTACACCACAGATCCAGCAAATACTGCCACTGAAGCTGGACCAAATGCTTATCGTCTAAGAAATAGAACGGGTCTTTGGTATCAGAATGCTAACTCATTTACTTTTGGCGATCTCAGTGATAGAAGGTTGCCTTCATACTTCACCCAAAAAGATATCAATACTAGATTAAGAATCCTTGAGGATACTGGAACTGGTAAGAGATATGACATTTACATCCAAGAAGTAACAGCATCTGTTATTAATGCTTTTGATAACTCACCATTTACCGATACTCCACGTGACGTAAAACTACTCACTGCTAGCGGAGATGACCCTGGTGTACTTAGAGTTAATAACATTACTGTTTATAATATCCAAGGCGAAGAAGTTGATACTTCAAATTTAAATAATATTAATGATTACTCTGCTCTGTACGCTATCGTAACTGGTACGATGAGTGCTGGTGGTAATTTTATCTTTACCGATGCTCAAGGTAATTCATTCCCAGCAGAATTCTTGGGTGATGATACCGTACAAATTAGATTCCACGATTATTCACTATCGGACTATGATGGCAATAATGATGGAATGCCAGATGGCAACGTAGAGGCAATTCGTCTTGAGAGTATTGGTGGCGAATCCTTCCTAATTATGGGAAGAGAAGATGGTCAGCAAGGAAGTAATACTACCCCACAAATCTGGTTTAGATCTTCTGCTACTGTACCTACTGATAC